GACAAGGGGCGCGAGGCGGCGGTCGAAGAAACCATCACGGTTGGCGAACTGGTGAGGCGCTATCGAGAGACCCGAAAGGAGTCCGGCCGACCGGTTGGCGAGAAGTCGAATGAACACTACATGCTCGCACGACTAGAAAGTCACTTTGATGATGAAGTAGCCGCGAAGCTGTCAACGCAGCGATTGGTCAAGTTCGCTCAATTGCGAAAGAAGGAGGGTGCTGGCCAGTACACCATCGACATGGATATCTCGAAGCTCGGGACCGTTTTCAAGCACATGGCGTCACTCCTCGATCTGCGATTGCCGCATGCACCAAGTATCGCGCGGCCGACTCTCGATCACTTGCGGCTTATCGGGCCAGGCAACCATCGGAATCGGCGGCCGACGCGCGATGAGATTGTGAAGATATTCGAGTGGTTCGCGGAGCATCCTGAGCGAGAGCAGGCAGTGCCGGACGTGATTCGTGTCGCTATGAAGAGCGCGTTCCGTCGCGGCGAATTGTTCCGGCTTACGTGGTCCGATCTCGACGTCGAGCGCCGCCTCGCGCTCGTGCGTGATCGAAAGCACCCTCGGCAGAAGAAAGGAAACGACGAGTGGGTGCCGTTGATTGGAGACTCGCTCGAAGTACTGCTACGTCAGCCGCGATATCCGGTGCCGCCCGAGTACGAAGCGAAGCGCAAGGCAGAGCCGGCGATCGAGCCGCATCCGAACGAGTTCATATTCCGATTCGACAAGAGCACGGCCAGCAAGTACTTCAAGCGGGCGTGTGTGGACAAAGGGATCGACGATTTGCGGCTGCACGATCTTCGGCATGAGGCGACGAGTGCGCTATTCGAGGATGGATGGGATATCCCGGAGGTGGCGGCCGTCACCGGCCACAAGGACTGGCGCAACCTGAAGCGGTACACGAATCTGCGACCGGATCAGGTTGCAAAGAAGGGGCAGTTGACGGTCATGAACCGCGATTAGTGGAGCCGCCGGCGGCGGCCCATGCGCGGCCGTCAAGCCGCCTTTCGTCGCGCCTGCGCCGACATTTCATCGAGGTAATCCGCGACGGCATCGTAGGCGGCGAAGCGCCCGCTGCCCTCCTTGTACGTCGCGATCGGGAACGTCTCGGCGCTAATCTGATTGCGGATAGTTCCCTCCGACATGAGAAGGAGCTGCGCGAGCTGCGCTAACGTCATGCGCGGGCCGTACTTCTCAAGTATGTATGCGCGGGTCAGAAGGCTCATTTGCGTTCTCCCGCGCGAGCGCGGAGCCGATCGAGCCGTTCGAGTTCCGCGAGGATTAGTGCGGCGGCCTTGACGAGATTTCGACGCTGCGTTGTCGGCTTCCACCAATCGGTGGCCCAAGGCCATGGCGGCGGTGGATCGCCAGCGGGATATGCGAGCGTGTACATGGCATAGCACCCTGCTGCACAGGACATCTCGAGGTCGCCGCATTTGTCGTCGTGTTCCGGCGTCCAGCCTTCCTGTTCGATCTGGCGGTGGCGCTCGATGAGCACGTCGTGAGCAGCGTTGGTTAGTTGTGCGATCTGTGCGTCGTTGCTGCCGTTTAGGAGCGATTCAAGCGCGGCTACATGCTGTTCGCCGGCCGGATGGCCGGCACACGCGCCAAGCGCGAATTCGATTGCCGCGTTCTGTTCGTGTGTCATCGCGATCGCGGCCGGGGGAGTGGGACTTGTGCGGTCGATCTCGCGCAGCAGCGCGGAACGATATTGTCGTATCGTCTGAAACGACATCGAGTATTCGTCGGCGGCGATGAGCCGTCTAAGTGTTGTGAGCGCTTGTGACGTTGCGCTGCCGGTTGGCTTATTGGGTTCGACTCCATTCAAGGCTTCGCGAAGCTCAGCCGCCCGCGCCGCACGCGCCCGCATGTCGCGTGATCCTTCGGCCAGCGTGACATAAATCTCGTCATGGTTTTGCCGGCGCGTGTCGATCGTGAGGCGATAGAGCAGGTCGCCTTCCTGCAACCAGTTCGGTGCGGTGTTCTGTTTGTCGTTCATGGTTATCCTCAATTCTGATCGCGTGGTATCGCCCGGCCAAGCTGCATCAAACCCGTTTCGAGCGTGACGCAGGCGGCTGCCGCCCATGTGCGAGCGTCTTGCGCCGCTTTGTGGCGTGCGTAGCTGCCGACGTCATCGGCCATCAGGTCGAGCAGTACGATGTCGGCCGAGTGCGTGACGTCCGTCACGAGCGCGCGGATCTCGATGCAAAGCGCGTCGAGGCGTGCGTGCATGCCCCGGCGGGCATCCGCAGGGGCTTCGTTTCTCTGGATTGCTTTTCGCCGCGCACGCGGCGTTTCGTTCTTCTGGATTGCCTTTGCGGGCGCGAGCCCGCGCACACGCTTCGAGACAGCGTTGCCGTTGACGCTCGCCAGTGTGATAGCCGGGCGCTTGTCCGCGCGTTCCCGCTTTCGCGGCAGCGGACGTGGGGTAGAAAGGGCCGGGCGCGGGGTCATTTGGCTGCCTCCTGTGCCATTTCGGGCGTCCAGTCCGGGTCCGGCATCGTGAACAGCTTGTCGAGCCACCGCCGAACGCTTGCCATTTCCTGCGCTTTCGAAGCACTGCTGCTTTCGAGGGTACGGGTGAGCACCTGAACCGCAGCCCGGATCGCTTCGACGCGCGTCCTGTACCGGCCGGGGGATTCGCCGTCGATGCGCTTGCATGGCGACGATCCGCCCGCGCTGTTGAAGGCGTACGAGAAACCGAACTCCCAATGGCCCTCGGCGATCTGTGCGAGCCGAATCTCGACGGGCGTGCGCCCGGTGCTCTTTGAGATGGGCGCGGACAGGATTTCAGATGGCTCGTATACGCCGTGCTCGTTTGCCTTGGCGATCGGATACTTCGAGCGACGCGTCGGCACGGCATCGAGCAGATCTTCGAGGCCCGTCAACGCGCGATGTACGCCTTCGATCGTTCCCGGCGACAACTTGCCGAAGCACGGATCGTGCAATACGCCTTGGAGCGCTTGCAAAAGTTGCTTTGCGTGCTGTTCGCCGATCTTCCGTTGCGGCTCGGCGGCTGCGGTCGTCGCCGCGAAGCTCTTGCGCGACGCCGCGTGGAGATGTTGTTTCGTGGCCTTCGTCTTGCCAGCGTCTTTCGCTTTCGACAGGCCTGCGACGATCCGCTCCAGTGCCCGTTCCGCGCCGTGCCGTCGTATCTGCTCGATCACGAGCGTGCCGGAGATGGAGCCGTCACGGACGAACTGGTGAATCTCCGCCGGCGCGTTCTCAAGCAGGCCGACGTCGCGAATGGTTTGATCGGTAATGTTCAGGCGCGCGCAGATCGTCTTCGTATCGAAGCCGTGTACGTCACGCAGTTCCGCGACGGCCGTCGCGAGGTCGAGCGGAGACGCGCGCTTGCTTTCGTTGCTAAGGTAGCCGTCGATCACCATCTCGGCGCGTTCAACCGTCTTCGCATCGCGCACGACGACCGGGATCTTGCCGAGGTCCTTTCCCGCGCGGATTGCGTTGCCAGCGGAGAGGTAGCGGTGTTGCCCCTTGTAGACGTAGATCAGGTCCTTTCCGTCGACTTTCCGGACGTAGCAATGGAGCGGCTGACTCTTGTCGTAGCCGTTGGCGATCATCAGCGCGGTGAGGTGCGACACCCACTGGTGATCAACGGGACGCACGTTGTCGCGCGGATCGTAGTGAAGCTGGTCGTACGGCACCATCCAAAGGTCTGCCGATGTCGCGCCCGCCGCCGCAGCGGCGGCCTTCGTGTTGCCGGTGACGATCGGCTCGACGAGCGCGAGCGATTGGGTGCGGGCGTTCATTACTCGGCCTCCTGCGGTTGGAGGCATTGTGCGAGTTCCACTGAGCAGTCGACGATCAGGCGAGACTGCGTCTTCGGCCGCCGAAGCAGGAGATTCGCGCGATTCGGAGCGATATCAATGCGCTCGACGATCCAGCCGAGCGCGAGAAACGCGCGGACGGCGCGATCGGCCGTCTCGCTGAAAATCCCGGCATAGATTCGGAGAGCCCATTTCGCGCGGCCGTTGTAGCGGTATTCGCCGGGGGCGCGGCAGTCTTCGAGGCGCATCGAATGCTCGTCAACGTCAATGTAAATGCCGGCTTCAGCGACCAACGTGAGGTCGCGCTCGATCGCTCGGATGTGCTTCTCGGCCTTCTTGAGTTGAGCGAGACGACGTGCATGAACGGCATTCGCGTGAGCGACGATCTCGTTGTACGACGTCGGATGCTTGTAGGTCGTCATGCGCTTCACGCGGTCCTCCGGTTCTGGATCATCTGTTCGAGTCGCGACACTTCGAGGTCGATGCTCTGGCGGAACAGGCGCAGGAATCGCAACGTGCGGGTATCCGACCCAAGCAGCGAGTCGACGGAAATCTCAAGCGAGCGGAGATGCGGGAACGAGACGGCGACGTGACGTTCCGCGTCTCGCGTGACGATCGTGTGGAGTTCGGGGCGCGTGTGCGCGGATCCGGCGGGCACGGCGGATCGCGGCGCATGTCGAGGCGCGAGTGCGCCGCCGGCATCGTTCGAATAGGTGCCGTCTGCCTGCTTGCAGGGCACCGACAGCGGGGGGGCCGCGTCCGATCCCGTCAGCCAGTACAGGAAACGCAGGTCGTGCGGGCGCGGTTGGCGGCGCAGCCATCCGCCCCGCGCGAGCTTATCGATGCATTGCGCAGCCGCGCCCGGCATGTCGGCGAAGTGGGTCGTGCAGACTTCGTCGGACGTCATCGCGTGCGTGGCGTGCCTGAACACAGTCAGGATTCGAGCCGTCAGGTCGGCCCGTTGAGCGGGCGTGAGGTCGACGTATGGATTGAGTCGGCGCGGAGCCGCGTTCGGGAGGGCGTTGTCGATCACGATGCCTCCCTGATCCTGAACGCGCGCGGCTTCTTCGGGCAGGAGTGCTTTTCCGGCTCGGCGCTTGTCGCGGCGCGAAGGCGCTTGATCGCGTCCGCACACGTCGGTTCGTCTGGAATCGAGATCTGCTTCGCGGCAATGGTGTTGCCGTCCATGATCAGGTACTCGATATAGACGCCGTCTACGAGCGGTCGGCGCATGACGATGTGCTTGCCGATGAGGAGCGGCGACGTCGGAAGCTGGCGATCGCGTTCGTAACGGGCGACGGTCCGGGGCGACAGCGTGTCCCGGCGCGGGATGCCCGCGTGCTGCGCTGCGTTGATTCTGTGCATGGCTTCATCATCTCCTTTACGCCGAGTGCGCAAGCCGTCCTCGGCGCGTGAGCGTCAGACGTTGGCGTGGAAGGTGGCGGGCTTGTCGGCGACGGGGCCGTTATCCAGCACGTTCGCTGCGATGATCAAGGCGGCTACGGCAAAGACGCACTTGAACAGCAGCGACTTTTCCAAGTTGCTTTGGCGCGCGGGTTCGGAAGGTGTAACGCGGGGTGTTTGTTCGTCACGGAGCCATTTCCGGCGGGCGTCCGCGTACAGGTCGATCAGCTTCAAGACTGTTCTCCGGTAGAGCGTCGGATGACGCGACACCGGAATTAAACAACACGTTTATTCTTGATGCAAACATTTTGTTTAATTTGTGGGGTGTCCAGCCGAGTCGAGGTAACTGTCGAGCGCGAGCGCGGCCACGTCTTGGCACCATGACAAGACGGCGAGGAGATGATGGGTGTGGAGGCGGGGAGGGGCAGTAGAGATCTTGCCGCTCTTGGTAACGGCAAACCGCACATCGGTGACGTATTCGTGATCGTCACCCGCCGGACATGCGGGTCTTGAGCTGCGCTTGTAGCGGAATTCGGCGAGGCTAATTACGTTACTTCGTGGATCTCCGTTTCGGCGTTTCATTCTTACTGGTTCCCCCGGACTCTATTGCCGCTCTTGTGACGGCGCGAGAGTGTTTAGCGAATGACACCGCCGGAGGTACGGTGACGCCCGCTTCGAGCATTCCTTCCAGTGCATTGATCAACTGAGCAGAGACAAGCCCGTTCGCGGCGGCATCCGTAATAGCCGAAGCCAGGCGTTCTGCGCGCGCTTGTATATCGCTCACGGCCGGTGCCTTGATGTGGCGTTGGTCAGGTCGACCGGCTGAGATATTACTATCTTGTAATGTTTCTTTCAGTGAGCCGGCGTCCGCCATCCTGCCATCGCCGCTCTTGAGCCAATCTGCGCGGCACCCGATCAGCGAGGCCGCACGAATCATCCCCGCAGCGGACATGCCTCGGCGCTCCCAGTTATTGATGAGCTGGGGAGATTCGTTCAACAGCCGTGCCACGTTGGCTGGCCCTTCCACGTCTTTCAATTCCTTGGCCGCGCGGTATAGCCGTTCGACGGTTTCGTGCACTTTTCTCATACGGAGATAGTCAGCCAAGTAAACGCCGCGTTGTTAAACGCACCGTTTGCAATAAATATAAACGTAGTGTTTAATATCGGGTATGGATAAAACAGCCCGGATCGATGCCGACCGCATGACGATTGCCCGCCTCGGTGGACCCGCGAGGGTCGCGGAGCTGTTGGGCTATGAGAAAAGCCAAGGCGGCACGCAGCGCGTGTGCAATTGGTTGGCGAGAGGTATTCCGGCTGCAGTGAAGGTGCAGTTCCCCAATCTCTTCCTGTCCTGACCGTCGATTCCGAATCCTATCAACCGGGATTGACGCGCAACAGGATGAACGCCTCAACCCGCCAAGAGCCCACCAATGACTTGCCGGTACACAAGCACCGAGTGGCTGGACGTGCTCTACACGTCTGTCCGCGACACTCCCGGCGGCGTAGCTGACGCCGCTAACTACCTGATGAACCGCCGAGGCAAGGGCATCACGCCGGAGTCGCTTCGCCTACGCCTGCGCGGTGTCGGCGACAGTCGCCTCTCGATGGAGATGTTCGAGTTGCTGATCGAGTGGATGCAGGAGAAGAGCGAAGCCGAGGCGCACGCGCTCGACGCGTTGCATGCGCTCAACGCGCGGTTCGGGCTGGTTGCCGAGTGTGTCGACGATCACCATGCAGGCGATAGCCACGAGCCGGGCACGATGCACCTCGTAACGACGACGCTCCACTTGCAAGCGCATGTGGGAAAGGTCGCCGACGACGTGACGCGCGCGCTCGAAGATCAGCGAATCGACGATCGCGAAGCCGAGCAGATCATCGCGACCGGCCGTAAGGGGCAGCGTCTGTTCCAGCGCCTGATTCATGCCGCCCGTAACCTTGCCGCACGGCGGCGTCGCTGACATGCAGCGATTCATGCCCGACATGGGGTGTTGTCGCGTCGCGCGCGAGCAGATGCAGTTGTGTTGTGACCGCCCGAATCAGATTGCATGCGGCGTCGCTGCGCTCGCGTACCGGTTCGAAACGGCCCCCGAGCAGGCCGGCCGGCTGTTCGTCTCCCTGATTTCCACCTTTCCCGATCGCGTCGCGCTCTTCATCGAACGCGCCGCGCTGCCCTGCGCGGCGCTGCCGACCAAGACCGAGCGCCACGCGTTCCGCAATCAGATCGCAGGCCGTCTCAGTGCGGCGGATCTTGCGATCTTCGACGAGTTGATGTCGACCGAGTGGCGACGCCTGCGGGGTAAGTGACAGGAGATCAGGAATGGCCGATTTGCGTCTTAACGGCAGCCCACGCGAGCGATACGCCTGCCGACAACGCGGTAGTGACGCCCTGCTTCAGCGCCTCGGTTGCGCCGCTCCGCGCGCTATCGACAAGATAGGAGCCAAGCGTCTGCTTGCCTGTAAGGGACGATGGTGTGGCCTTGAGTATTTCAAGCGCTTTTGCGGTCAGCACCAATTCGCTGAAAGTCCCCGAGTCGAGCTCACTGTCGTAATCGATGTATCCGGCCCGTTTCAGCCACCGCACGGTATTGCAGAAGAAATCGAGGGCGGCCGCGATGTCGTGGTCAATGGTGCCGTCACCGCGAAACATGCTTTCCGCATCGATGCCATGTTCGCTCGCCGTGATCGCTGTTGCAATGGGAAAACGTTCGTACAGGTCTGCAAGTAGTTTCGCCACGAGAAGATCAAATTTTTCAATGTTCGAGGACATGATGAAGGGCTCCAACGACGGTTTGAAACAAGGGTTTGCGTATCGCGCAGAAGGATACTGGAAGAGCTGGTATGGCGACGCCGAAGCTCGCGGCGCGAGCCGCGTACTTGAAGAGGTCGATCGCGATACCGCGATTGAAATTCTGTCCGCGCTATTCACCCGGATCTGCATGTGGGGCTTGGAGGCGTTGCGGATGGAATGTCCGCGTTGCGTGCCGGCGTCGGCCGTTGCCGTTTCCATTCGGCGTGCAGGCCCTCACGCCGATCTGACGCTCGTCGAAATCTGCGACGCGTGTTTTCGCGGAACGATGAGCGGTAACGAAGCTCGAGTCACGGTGATCGGGCTTGTTGACGGGCACCCCCGTTCCGAGATCGTCGAGGCCGTCGAGGCACTTCTTATCCGCGTCAAGGCTTTGGGGCGCGAGGCGCTTCGCCGTCGCTGCTGTGCCTATCGAGGCTGACCAGAAAAGCGACTTTGCAAGGCATATGCAGTTTGCTCCGTTAGTTAGCACTGGAGACTCGAAGTGAATTCAAACAGCACGAGCGGCGGCTTGCGTCGCCGAGCATCCCGCTACCGGCTCTCGCCGTCCGGGCAACAGATCTATATCGCTGGGCGGGCGCGTTGGCGGAACTACTCGCACCAGTTGGCGCACGATCGTCGCATGGCCGAGCTGGCTGGCATGTACGTATCGGACGCGCGGTGAGGGACGGGAGACAGCGGTGGAAAAGGATCACAACGCATACAGGAGGGTTTATGCAAAAGGGTATTTCGACGGTCTCAAAGCGGCGGGGGCAGGCTTGAACCCCGGCCGCCAGCAATCCATTCTGCGCGGTATGCCGTCCGTCGCGCAGAAGGTCTTCGAGTTCGTGCCGATTCAAGAATCGTGGACGACCAAGCAGATCGTGGCGCAGGTGAAAGCCACGACCAAGGCGCAAATCGATTCGCGAACGGCGGACAACTGCCTTGCGCGGTTGAGAGATGCCGGACTCGTCCGCGAGGTGACGCGTGGCGAATTTCGACGCGTCCGGCTCACGACGTCGTGCGCCTCGGCCGATACGGGCGGTGAGGAGGAACCGGACACTCGCGTGCTCGTTAGTGAAGCGCCCGGCAAGCGCGACAGTAGTGCATCGCCGATCGATTTGCTGTCGGGCATCGCGAACCGTCTGACAGCGACCGTCGAGTCCATACGCGAGATCGCCGTCGAGATCGAAACCGCCGCGCTCGTGATCGAGGAGCAGCAGGCGGCGAACGGGCGCGAGGCCGACAAGCTGCGCCAGTTGCAAGCGCTGCTCAAGACACTGTAGCGACGCGACCCAAGTTGCTTTGCGTTCGCTGCATCGCATCTTTCCCCCATTTCTTTCCCCTCGCCGTGCGTTCGGATTCGCGCGCGTGAGGGATTGCTTTCAAGAGGTGAATATTCCCTATGTCGACGCTCGATCAAATCGTTCAGCAGCTCCGTAACGCCGATCATCCGGAACTGCCGTCCGGCCATCCGGTCGCGGATGGCAAGCATCATCGCTACGGCCCGCGCAAGAAGTACTGGTATCAGTTGCGCGAGGTCGTCAGCAAGGGCGCGGTGATCGGCTATACGGGCACGTTCGGTCACTTCTCCGGCGACGATCCGGGCACCGAGCGATTCCAGTGGAACGGTGCGCCGCTGAGCGAGGAAGCGCTCGCCGAGACGCGTCGCCGCCAAGAGGCCGCCGAGCAGGCGGAAGCGGAACGCGCGGCGCGTGCGGCGCGAATGGCCGCGAACCGCGCGTGCGACCAATGGGCGCGCGCGAGCGAACAAGGCGCATCGGCCTATCTGGAACGCAAGCAGGTGACGGCCGAAGGCGTGCGGTTCGATTCGGACGGCACGATCTTCGTGCCCATGTATCAGTACGGCGACGAGGCGCGGCTCGTGGGGCTTCAGAAGATCACGCCGGAAGGCGCGAAACGCTTCAACAAAGGCATGGAGAAGAAGGGCGCGGCCTGCCTGCTCGGCGAAGTGAAGGCGGACGATCAGCTCGTGATGATCGCCGAGGGCTATGCGACTGGCCGCTCGGTGCGCATGGCGACGGCCGAAGCGTTCGCGCTTTGCGTCTGCTTCGATGCGGGCGGGATCCTGTCGACTGCCCGCCATCTGCGCGACGCGCATCCGAACGCGCACGTGCTGATCTGCGCGGACGACGACTGGAAGATCGAGCAGCGGATGCGCGACTGGCTCGCGGAGGAATTCGACTTCCGGGGCGAGCTGCCGTTCGATGCCGCGCCGATCCGGATCGAGGCGAAGAAGACGTGGTACATGGTCGCCGCGCACCGCCGCGTCGACAACAACGGCGTGGCCTACGTCGAGGTGACGTACGGCAACGACGTCCTGCCGCAGCGGCGCAAGCGCTTCGAGAACGCCGGCCTGAAACGGGCATACGAAGCGGCGGCTGAGGTCGACGGCGTCAGCGTCGTCTATCCGACGTTCGCCGATCGCGGAGAGCGCAAGCTCACGGACTTCAACGATCTGCACGTCGAGGAAGGGTTGGAGGTGGTCACGCGGCAGGTGCAGGCGGCGATCCTGTCGGTCCTCGCGCCAGCAAACGAAGACGTTCGCTCGGCCGCCGTCGATGCCGAGCGGCCGACGCCGGCCGCGACTTCCGCTGCCGCAGGACAGGCGGAGTGGGATGGGCGCGAAGCTGAGAACGGGGCGCACACGTGGGAGCAGGATCTCGCGCGCTCGGACAAGGGCACGTTGCTGCCGACGCTCGGCAATGTCCACCTAATCCTCTCGAATCACAAAGCATGGCGAGGCGTGATCGAGCAGGACGATTTCGGCGGTCGCGTGATGAAGCGCAAGGCACCGCCGTTCCCGCAGGGCGCTGCGGGCGAATGGTCGGACATGGACGATCAGCGCTGCGCGCTCTGGTTGTCGCAACGGTACGGCATCTCGGTGCGCACGGACATCGTGATGAACGCGGTGCTGCTGGTCGCGGACACAACGCACTTCCACGACGTTCGCGAGTACCTGGAGGGGCTGAAATGGGATGGCGTGCCGCGCGTGCGCTCGATGCCGTCGACGTATCTGCGCGTGGCCGACAGCGAGTACGTGCAACTGGCCTTCATGAAATGGATGATCGCGGCCGTCGCGCGCGTGATGCAGCCCGGCTGCAAGGTCGACAACGTGCTGATCCTCGAAGGCAAGCAGGGCGCACGCAAGTCGACGGCGCTCAAGGTATTGGCCGGCGCGCAATGGTTCACCGACACGCCGATCCAGATCGGCAACAAGGACACGTACGCGGTGATGGCAGGCAAGTGGGTGATCGAACTGGCCGAGCTGGATTCGCTGAACAAAGCGGACTCGTCGGCGGTCAAGAGCTTCTTCGCGACGGCCGTCGACCGGTTCCGGAACTTCTACGGCAAGCGCGCGACGGACGTGCCGCGTCAGTGCGTGTTCGCGGGCTCCGTCAACTTCGATACGTACCTCAAGGATGAGTCGGGCAACCGGCGTTACTGGCCGTTGCGCGTGGGCGGCTTGGTCGATATCGACGGCATCGCGCGCGTGCGCGATCAGTTGTGGGCCGAGGCCGTCCACCTGTACCGCTCGGGCGTCGTGTGGCACGTGACGGAGCAGGAGCGCCCGCTGTTCGAGATCGAGCAGGCCGAGCGGTACGAAGGCGATGTGTACGAGGACAAGATCGCGAAGGCGCTGGAATACGTGTCGCGCACGACGATGGAAGAGATCCTCGCGGACATCCTGAAGCTCGACACGTCGAAATGGACGCTCGCGGAACAGCGGCGTATCGGCAAGGCGCTGAAATCCCTCGGATGGGTGCGCAAGCGTGAGTCGACGGGCTCGCGTGGCTGGTACTACGTGCGCGAGGAGCAGGAGCCGGAAGCGGCGCTTGAGGCAGTCGCGGCAGGCGATGACGACAGCCCGCTTTGATCGCGTTCGGCGCGCCGCGATGCTGTTCGCGGCGCGCCGCGTTGCCCGCTTTGGCGCGCCGTGGACGTCCCGTGTCCCAGCGTCCCAAAGCACGGCCTCGTGTGCGGGTGCGGGCGCGCGACATGCGCGACGTGAGCGGCGCATGTCGCAGGCGCGCGCGCCCCTGCAAGCCTTTTCCCTTGGGACATTGGGACATTGGGACATTAGGACGTTAAGGAGAAAGCGATGATGGATCTGATGGAGCGGGCGGGAATCGCGATGAGCGTGCGTGGTCAGTTCACCGACCCGATTGCCGATCCGAAAGTTACTTTGGGCGCGCTCGCCTTTGCGAATGATCTCGGTCGCTCGCTTTTCCGCATCAAAGCCGGACAGCAAGTGACACGGGAATCGATCCGGCACGCGACGCTGTTGCTCGCGCAGATGATTCGAACTTCGGGGCGATTCAAGCGCTCGCGGTTTACCGGTCTGAAGCGCGACGAGCGACGCGATCAACGCGCGGGGCATTCCGTCGAGCGGGCGAAGGTGGATATCGTTGAGCGTTTCGCGCTTCGCTTGCTTGATGAGTGGGTCAACGATCAATGCATGCGCTGCGAAGGTCGCGGTGTCGTGCGGACAGGCGGGCGGTACATTTGCCCTGACTGCGCGGGATCGGGGCGTCGACCGATCGACGATGCAGCACGCGCGCACGCGCTCGGCATTCCGATTGATGAGTACCGGCGTCACTGGTCGCGTCGCTTTCATGACATGCTCGCGCTCCTTGATAACGTGAAGGGTTCGACGTTCGATACAATGAGTCGACAATTGCGAGGATGAACGGACTTCCATTTCAAGAGTGAATGCCGTAAACTTCGGTCATCCTTTACTGCGTCACTGGATGATCGCTGGCACCGCGCGTTAGTCGTGCAAACCTCTCGGGACATAAGAACAAACAGTGGAGCCCGTTAGGTCGTGTGGGGGCGCTCGTCCCTACGAAATGAATTTTCGAAGCCCTGAGTGTGCATGCACTCGGGGCTTCTTTGCATGGCTGCCCCGCTTGGTCTGGCCGATCCTTCAGTTAGGACGTTGCTGTCTTAACAAAATCCTGCATTCGTTCGGGTATTATGTCGCGCAGTCACGGGGAAACCGTGCGATCTAAACTAATAATTCCGGGGAATAGCTTGAGAACAGTAATTGTTGGTGCCGTCAATATTGTTATGCCGGAGCCGCACAGTCCGGACCGGTATGTCGAGTTGCTCAAGAAGGCGTACAAAGGACGACACGTCATCAAGATTCGTGGACAGTTTGCCGGGATACTTGGTACGTTCGGCGAGCGCGTCGGTGAGGATTTTTACTACGGTGAAATCTTCAAATTCTATGATTTGAAGCTGACGGGAAAATGGCTGAATATGCTTCAGCAAGCACCTGCCGAGCAGGAAGACCTACAGGTTCTGAATGTTCCCGAGCATTTGAAACCCGGTTTAGAGGCGTTTCCGTTTCTGTTTCATGCACCTTCGCATCGACTGTTTTTCATCAGTCGTGAGAGTCAGGAGCACTTGGGGCCGCAAGATACAGGAAAGTATTTTCGTGAGCTGCTCAATAAGCCTAAGCTGGCCGATCAGTATGGGCAGATTAACGTTACGGTTATTCCTGGCACTGATACGCTGGACAAGATCTTCACGCTGCCTGATCTCCGCAAACTGCACATTGTAATCACCCCCCCCAATCCAGATGATTGGGAAGGCCTTGAGCGTGAAGTAAAAGAGCTGCTTGCTGAGCAACACGCGGCGACCATGGTCACGGTGCTCGTTGCTCAGAAGGGGGAGTCGTTGCAGCCAAACAAGCAGACGCGCCAGCTGTCCGAAGTCGCTCAGGCCAACGGCTATGTCGAGGCACGGGGTGCAACGGAAATGGGGAAGGTCGAGACGTTCTCGACAAAGGCTCATCCGATGCTAGCCCCGGCAAAGTACGATCCGGATGTTGAGACTGTCCGGACGGCTTTGCTGACCGCAGCTACCGACTACCTGCAACGCATCAGGCGCATACGCCGACCAGCCAGAGGCTAATGAATGCTAGATGATCTGAAGGATTCGTATTGCGGAGTGGGCGGTATCTTCGCGCGATACTGGAGAGCATACGGAGGGTGGAGGGCTGTTCTTACCTCCCCGTATCTCCATGCTTCAGTCGTCGTTACATTCGTGCTGGCGCACTTGTGGGTGGGTGCGGAGTGGTGGTTGGATCCAATAGCAATACTCCCGGGCATGGTGGGCTTTGCGATTGGCGCGTATGCCATTGTGTTGGGGTTTGGGGACGACCGATTTCGCGAAGTCATTATGACTCGCCGGAATGGTAAGACGAGCCCTTACGTGAGGATAAGCGCATCACTGGCTCACTTCATAGTGGTGCAGCTCGGCGCGTTGGTGATTGCGATTTGCGCAAAGGGGCTCAATTTCCCGCTTGATGAGGGAAAGGGGCTTGGCCGAGTTTTGTTTGCCATATTTGGAGACGTTTCGTTCGTCCATAAGTGGATTTCGCCGGTAGGGTATTTTTTCGGTTTCTTGCTATACATCTATGCGCTCGCCACTGCACTTGCTACTGCGATGGCTATCTTTCGGCTCACGACGATGACCGAGCGGGATGAGAGGCCAAAGAACGGCAAGAATTAAGCTCTTACGTTGGGGATTCAATCGATGGGCCGCGCTTGCGATTGCGAGCGCGGCCCATCTTCGTCTGGGACCCCGTAGTCTCACAATGATGCGGGGGTGCGCACCCGCGCTTTTTCTCTACTGTTGAATCTCTATAGGGGGGGCACATTCACATGCTGACTCAGCAGCAGATCGCCGAACACCTTGACCTTGAGCGGTCGACGGTTTCGCGTCTGGTCGACCGGCTCAACATCGACTATCGAACGGCGTCGATGGATGAGATCCGCATGGCTTACCTTCGGCACTTGCGAGAGATGGCTGCCGGCCGCGCTAGCGAGACCGGCATCGATCTTGTGGCCGAGCGCGCGATGACCGAACGTGTCGATCGCGAAATCAAACTGCTGACGCTGGCCGAAAAGAAAGGGCAGTTGGTCAATGCCGCGCAGCTTGAGCAGGCATATGGCCAGATGGTCGGTGCCTTTCAGACGGAATTGCTCGCGCTATCCGACAAGCTGGTGCAGGAATTTCGCACGCTGTATGACGTTGAAATTGACCTCGAATGGTTGAACGAGCATATGTATGGGTGTCTTGAACAGCTTTCTGGATACGACCCGGACGGTTCGGGCGGTGATTCGGCGAATCGTGCAACTGCTGCGTCCGCCGGAGAAGATCGGGACGACGGACTGGGCGCGCAAGCATCGCCGGATGAGCGCGAAGGCGACGGCGAGTCCGGGCCGCTATAACCCGAATATCACGCCGTGGGTGTTCGGGATGCACGCGGCGCTCGACGATCCGCGCGTGCAGAAGGTCGTGTGCATGAAGTCGGCGCAGGTCGCGTGGACGGATGGGGTGCTGTTGAACTACATCGGCCGGCGGATCGACGTCGACCCGTGCCCGATGATCGTCATGTTCGCGAAAGAGAAGTCGGCGAAGAAGTTCAACATGGAGAAGTTCGAGCCGATGGTCGAGGTGACGCCGCGTCTCTCGGCGAAGCTGCCCGTGCATGCGAGCCGCGACAAGAACAACCTGTGGGATCACAAGACGTTTCCGCGCGGGTTCCTCAAGTTCATCACGTCGAACGCGCCGGACGACGTGAAGTCGACGCCCGCGCCCGTCGTCGCGGTCGAGGAACCGGACGACGCGAACCAGAACGTGCGCGAGCAGGGCGATTCGATCACGCTGCTCGAAGAGCGCAACAAAAGCTACTCGGATAGCCGCCGCAAAGTGATTTTCGGCGGCACGCCAACGGTCGACGGCTTCTCGCGCATTCAGCAGGCATACGAGGCATCGGATCAGCGCGTCTATCTGGTGCCGTGCCCGGACTGCGGCGAAGAGCATGAGCTGGTGTGGGAAAACGTCACGTGGACCAATGACGCGGAGATCGCGCACGAGGTGTACGGTCGCGCCCGCCCCGAGTCGGCGCGGTACACGTGCCCGCACTGCGGATCGTTGTGGGACGACTCGATGCGGATTCGCGCGGTGCGCCGGGGCCGGTGGGTCGCGACCGCGCCGTTTCATGGCGTCGCCGGTTTCCGGCTCAACGAACTGGTGTCGCCGTTCCCCGGCTCGCGCATGGGGGAACTGGTGAAGAAGTGGCTGACGGCGGAGAAGGCTTTGCGTGCGGGCGACGACACGAAGATGCGCTCGTTCGTGAACAACTCGAAGGGGCGGCCGTACAAGTACAAAACTGACCTGCCCGAGATCGACGCGCTCGCCGAGCGCGCGATGCCGTACCCGGCATTCGTGGTGCCGGCAGGCGGTCTGCTGCTGACGCTCGGCGTCGACGTTCAGCATGATCGCCTCGCGATCGTGCTGCGCGCGTGGGGGCGGGGCGAGGAAAGCTGGCTTGTCGTGTGGGACGAGATCTTCGGCAACGTGATGGACCAACGCGAAGACCCGTTGACGGGCGGCGTATGGGGCGCGCTCACGACGCTGATCACGCACGCGTACCGGCATGAGTCGGGCGGCCTGCTGCGGATCCGGGCGACGTCGATCGACTCGTCGGACGGCTCGACGTCGGACGCGGTGTACAGGTACGTACGCGCGGCGCAGCGGCAGGGTTTGATCGTCTTGGCGATCAAGGGGAGCACGGACGCCAATGCGGAGATCTTCAGCACGCCGCGCGCGTCGGTCGACTCGACGCGGAACAACAGCAAGGCGGCGAAGTACGGGCTGCGGCCGTTCATGGTCGGCGTCAGCAAGGCCAAGGATCTGATCCTCGACAACCGGCTCAAGCTGGACGGCGACGGCCCCGGACGCATGCACTGGAATCGCGACGTTCGATCCGACTACCTGTCGCAGTTGACGGCCGAGGTGAAAGTGCCCGCGCGCATCGGCACCAAGCGCGTCTGGCAGAAGAAGGCCGGCGCGCGTAACGAAGCGCTCGACTGCGAGGTGTACGCGCTGCACGCGGCGCGCAGCGTCAAGACGCATCTGATGACGGAAATGCACTGGCAGGTCGAGCAGCAGCGCCTGTCGCAGGTGTCGCTGTTCGAGGCGGTGCCGGTGCTCGACGCGTTGCCGTCGGCGTTGCCGATCGACGCGCTGCCGGATCCGCCGGACGATCGCGATGCGGACACGGAACCGCCACCGCCGCAGCAAACCGCACAACCCATCGAAACCCCGCCATCGAGCGGGGTTTCGCGCATTCAGGGGCGTCGCGTCGGCCGCTCGGCCTACCTGACGCGTCGCTAGGAGAAAGCCGATGGCTTACACAAGGAAGGATCTGGATCGCATCCAGTCCGCGATCGCGAAAGGCGAGCTCGAAGTGCAGTATGCGGACCGCCGCGTGAAGTACCGCTCGATCCTGGAGCTTCGCGAGGCGCAAACCGAGATCATTCGCGCGCTCGACGGCGCGAGCGGGCGCTCGCGCATCGTCCGGCTGCGGCACGCCGGCAAGGGGGTTCGATGAGCCGCGCGTATCCGATGCTCGCTCGACGCGGATTTGTCGTGCCGACGCGGCTGAAGGCGGCGGCGTACGAATCCGCGAGCACGGGCGGCGCTCGCGCGCGGTCGTGGAAGGCATCGAGCGCGGGGCCGAACGCGGCGGCGGCACAAAACCTGCCGCTGATGCGGCATCGGGCGCGCGACGCGATTCGAAACGACCCGTGGGCGAAAGCCGCGATCACGCGGCTCGTGTCGAACACGATCGGCTCCGGCATACAGGCGCATCCGCGACATCCCGACGAGACGATGCGAAACGCGCAAAAGCTGCTTTGGGAAGACAGCGCAGCGGAGATCGACGCGGACGGGCTGTTCGATATGGCGGGATTGCAGACGTTGGCCGCTCGTGCGTTCTTCAGCGACGGCGAGGTGCTCGTGCGGCGGCGTCTGCGTAGCTGGCACGACGGATTAGCCGTGCCGTTGCAGGTGCAGTTGCTCGAAGCCGATCATCTGCCGGTGAGCAAGAACGAGCGCCTGCCGCGCGGCGAGATCGTCAACGGCGTCGAGTTCGACGACGACGGACGGCGCATTGCCTATCACCTGTTGACGCGACATCCCGGCGAGTATGGACGGCAGGCCGGCGACAGCACGCGGACGGTGCGGGTGCCGGCCGACGAGATCGCGCACGTGTTCCTCGCATTGCGGCCGGGACAGGTGCGCGGCGTGCCTGAGCTGTCGACGGTGCTGCTGCGGCTGCATTCGCTCGACAACTTCGACGACGCGGTGTTGTTCCGACAAGAGGTCAGCAACCTGTTCGCGGGCTTCATCACGAAGCCGCACGCGGAGCTTGGCCCGATGGGCGATCCCGTTTCCGGAGCGCCGATGCGATACGACGACGACGGGTTTTCGCCGGTCGTGTCGCTCGAACCGGGTGGGATGCAGGAGCTTGCGCCCGGCGAGGAAGTGAAGTTCTCGGAGCCGCCGGGCGCGGGCAACGACTATGTGCCGTTCATGCGCCAGCAGCTCATGGCGTCGGCCGCTTCGGTGGGCATGCCTTACGAGGTTCTCACGGGCGATCTGCGGGACGTCAGCGACCGCGTGCTGCGCGTGATCCTCAACGAATTCCGGCGCAGCGTCGAACAGATTCAGTGGAACGTGTTCATTCACCAGTTCTGCCGCAAGGTGTGGCGCTGGTGGGTCGACGCGTGCGCGTTGTCGGGCGCGATGCCGATGCCGAACTACTTCCGCCGGCGTCGCGATTATCTGCGCGTGCGGTGGGTGCCGCAGGGCTGGCCGTACATCCACCCGGTGCAGGACGTGACCGCGAAGCGCATGGAGATCCGCGCGGGCCTCGCGAGCCGCACGGGCGCAGTGCTCGCGCGCGGCGACGATCCGGAGCAGGTCGACGCGGAGAACGCGGCGGATTTGGCGCGCGAGCAGCGGCTCGGTCTGCGATATGACACGCAGCTTGCGACGGACGGCGGGAACGGCAGTGATTTGAAAGAGGACGGGGAATGAAGCGAAACCGCAAGTGGTGGGATATCCGCGCGCAGGCGCAGGCGGGCGGCGGCAAGGTCGCCGAGATCCGGATCTATAGCGACATCGGATTCTGGGGCACCGACGCGCAGAACTTCGTGTCGCAGCTCGACGTCGTCGCGGCCGACGCATCGTCGATCACGGTCGCGATCAACTCGATGGGCGGCGACGTATTCGACGCGTTCGCGATCTACAACGCGTTGCGCCGCCACGCAGGCAAGGTGAAGGGGCGCGTCGACGGCATCGCGGCGTCCGCCGCGTCGCTGGTGCTGATGGCGTGCGACGAGATCGAGATGCCCGAGAACGCGCTGTTGATGATCCACCATCCGCACACGGTCGCGGCCGGCGAATCGAAGGATCTGCGCCGTGTCGCCGAACTGCTCGACAACGCGAGCGCCGGCATTCTGGCGGCGTACGCGCAGCGTAGCGGTCTGTCCGAGGATGACGTACGGGCGATGATGGACGCGGAGACGTGGCTGACGGCCGCGCAGGCGAAGGAGAAGGGCTTCTGCGACGTGATCGAGGCTCCGGTCAAGCTCGCGGCGTCCGCGGGCGCTGCGCCGCTTCTCGCGCGTTTCTCGGCCGTGCCGGAGCAGATTCGCGCGCTGCTCGATGCCGCCGACGAGCCGGACGCGGAACCGATCGTTCCGCCTGCGAGCCCGCCGACCGATCCGACGCCGAATCCCGAGCCGGAACCGAAACCTCAGACGCCTGACGTCACGGCACTCGCCGCGCACGTGTTCAACGCACTGCGTGACGTGAATCTCGTCGCGTGCGCCGAAGGCGTGATCGCGGCGACCGGTCTGCGCGATCGCGAGACGGTCGATCGCGCAATCCGCAACGCGACCGACATCGCGGGGATCTGCCTCGCGGCGAACCAGACGGACCTGACCGCGCAATACGTCGCGGACGGCCTGTCGCCCGATCAGGTGCGCGCGCGGCTGTTCGAGCGTCTCACGGCATCGAGCACCCGCATTAACAGCCGGCCCGATCCGGCGCGGCAACCGACGCAACCGCAGGCGCGTAGCCGTGCCGTTCGGACGTCCGACATCTACGCGGCCCGCCGCGTGGCCAAGTAACTTTTCAACGCTGAAAGGAGCGCTGAATGTCCAACATCAAGACCTTGGGCACGTTGCCCGCCGAATTTCTGATCTCGGAAGGCCCCGGCCAGATCTCGCGCGACACGATCACGGTCGCGGCCGGTCCGGCGCTGCCGTCCGGTTGCGTGCTCGGCACGATCGGGACCGGTGAATACGCGCCGTACGACAACGCGGCGACGACCGGCGCGGAAGTCGCGGTCGCGATCCTCTACGCGCCGTTGCCGGCGTCCGACACGCCGCGCCCAGCGGTCGCGATCAAGCGGCTCGCCGAAGTCGACGCGCGCCTGCTCGCGGGCCTCGACGTGCCCGCGCGCGACGACCTGGCCGCGCATCACATCGTCATCCGCTGATCGCAGCGAATTCCCTGATTTCGAAGCCGCGCCGACGCGCGGCTTTTTTCTATTCTGGAGTGCATATGGCAGACATCGCTATCTTCAACGACGACGCATTTTCGCTGTCGTCCATGACCGCCGCCATCAACGAGCAGCCGCACTTGCCCGGCCGCCTCGGCGAGACGGGCCTGTTCGACGAGGAAGGCATCACGACGACGACGGTGCAGATCGAGCGCGACGGCGACACGCTCGCGCTCGTGCAGTCCGGCGTGCGCGGCCAGCCCGCGCCGAACGTGCTGGGCAGCAAGCCGAGCCTGATTCCGTTCAACACGGTCCACCTGCCGCAGCGCGCGGTCATCAAGGCGGACGAGATCCAGAACCTGCGTGCGTTCGGCGACGATTCGGAGCTGGAGACGGTGCAGCGCTACGTCGACAAGCGGCTCGCGAAGATGCGACGCCAGATCGACGCGACGCACGAATACCACCGCCTCGGCGCGGTTCGCGGCGTGATCCTCGACGCGGACGGCAAGCACGTCGTCGCAAACCTGCTTGACCGCTTCGGCATCGAGCAGCAGGTCATCGAATACGAGCTGTCGAACGCGAAGAACGAGATCCGGATCAAGAACGAGGACACGCTCGAAGCGATCGAGGACGCGCTCGGCAACGTGCCGTTTTCGAGCGTGCGCGCGTTCTGCGGGCGCAACTTCTGGCGCAAGCTGTTGACGCTGCCGACCGTCAAGGAAACGTTCCTCAACACGGCGGCAGCGGCGGCGCTGCGCGGCGATCCGCGCGGCGCGATCGAGCTGGACGGCATCGTGTTCGAGCGTTACCGGGGCAAGGTCGGCGGCATCCCGTTCGTCGGCGACGATGAAGCGTATGCGGTGCCGGAAGGCGTGGCGGATCTGTTCATCTCGCGCTTCGCGCCCGGCGATTACGTGGACGCGGTCAACACGATCGGCCTGCCGTACTACGCGCGGCAGGAAGTCATGCCGTTCAACAAGGGCGTCGAGATCGAGGCGCAGTCGAACCCGATCCACCTCTGCACGCGCCCGCGCGCGTGCATCCGTCTGAAGGCGTGACGCGTGGCGTTCCACGATCTGATTGCGGACGTTGACGCGGCCGTGCTGCGAGATCTGGCCGACGACGACGTGGTCGTCGACGGCCGTCCCGTGCGCGGCATGTTCAACGCGCCTTGGCTTGGCCCCGATCTCGGCTCGAAACGAACGAATCTGGTCGCGCCGATGCTGCACGTGATCGACGAAGACGCCGTCGGCATCCGGTCCGGCAGCGTCGTCGTCACGCACAGCGGGCGCTATCGCGTCGTCGAGGCGCAACCGGACGGCACGGGCTGGACGATCCTGATGTTGCAATGACATGAACCCACTGAAAGTCGAAATCGATGTCGGCGCGGTCACGGCCGTCTTGCAGGGCATCTCGCCGTCCGCGATGCAGGCCGCGTGGCGGCGCACGCTGCGCAAGACGGCCGCGTGGATCAGGAGCCAGACGGCGAAGGAGGTCAGCGCGGCGACGCGCATTCCTCAGAAGGCGATCCGCCGACGCCTCTACTTTTTCCTGCGGTCGGCCGATACCGGCAAGGTGTGGCTCGGCTTGAACCCGATCGAGGCGCACCGCCTCGGCTCGGTCGTGAAGACGCGCAAAGGTATGCGAGCCGGCCGCACGTCGTTCGAGGGCGCATGGCGGCAATCGAAGCGGCAACCGGACGGGCCGATCTTCGAGCGCGTCGGGAAGGCACGGCTGCCGTACCGCATCGTGACGGTCGATTGGCATGAGACAGGCGACCCGGCATTTCGCCGCGCGGCGAAGGCGTGCGAGGAACGGCTGTTGACGATCCTGCGGCAGGAAGTGAACTACGAACTACAAAAGGTGATGGGACGTGCTCGATAACCTCAAATTGCTGCACGACGCGATCGTCAGGGGGTTGCGCGAAGCGTTACCGGCGATCGAGCGGATCGACGCGTATCCGGAGATCGGTTCGCAGATTCAGACTCCGTTGATTGCGGTCGAACTGTCCGAAATGGAGCCGGGGTACGACGACGGGACGGGCTGCGTCTCGCTGATCGGTCGCATGCAGGCGCGCATCGTCGTCGATCCGTACGGCGCGGGGCACGAGCTGCACGTGCGCGAGATTGCCGCGCGCGTCGCGCTCGCGGTTCACATGCAGACGTGGGCCTTGCCGATCGCGCCCGGCAGGGTGGTTCAGGTTGGCGAAGACCCGTTTCGCCCGCAGCTCGATACGTACCTCGTGTGGCTCGTCGAATGGACGCACGAATTCGGAATCGGCGGTGAGTTGGAGGAGATTCCGGATGGCAGCACGCTTGTATGGGGTGTCGACCCGGAAACGGGGCCGGGCAACGAAGGCAGCTATTGGGATTCGGCGCAGGACGCGCCTGCCGACTATCCGGAGTGACGATGCTCGAGTATGAAATCGGTGAGATCGACCGGCGGCTCGCGTGCCTCGTGCAGCAAGGCACGGTCGACGCGGTGTCGTACGACCCGCCGCGATGCCGCGTGCGCGTTGGTGATTGGGTCAGCGATTGGTTGCCGTGGTTCACGGTCGCGGCGGGCGCGGTGCGCTTCTGGCGCCCGCCGTCCGAAGGTGAGCAGGCGTCGGTCTTCTCGTCGTCCGGTGAGTTGTCGAGCGCGTACGCGGTGCCCGGCTACTACGCGGAGCAGCACGGCGGGGCCGCGCGACGCAGCCCGAGCGAAACGGCGTTCGACTTCCCGGATGGGGCGTCGCAGGTCTACGACCACGCGTCGCACGAGTACCGGATCGACGTGCCGGCGGGCGGGCGCATCGTGTTCCGCATCGGCGACACCGAGCTGGAGCTACGGGCGGACGGCGTGACGTTGCGCACCGAGAAACTGCTCGGCGACGTTCCCGATTCGACGTTCACGGGCAACACGACGACCGAGCAGCGCTTGACGTTCAACGGCGGCATGCAGGGCAAGGCGGGTGTGGCTGGCGGCCCCGCCGTGGAAGTCGACGGCGGCGCTCGCTACACGGCCGATATCGAGATCGGCGGCAAGTCGTTCCTTGGGCACAGCCACAGGGAGCAAGGCGACGGAGCACCCGTGTCGCCGCCGCTGTAGCCCGTTCGTCAACAAAGCCACTTTGCCCCGCAATCGCGGGGTTTTGTTTTTGGAGAAAGGCAATGGCAAAAGACAGTCCGCGAGCGCTCGCACCGACGAGTGCGGCGTTTCTCGATGCGCGTTTTCGCAGCCGTGTCGTTGTGTTTCCCGATGGCTCGGTGCTGCACGTGGTCAACGGCGAGGCGGTGGCGAAGACGGCGGCGCATGTCGAATATCTCGACGCGCATCCGGACTTCAATCGGCTTGAGGGGCGCGTATGACCGTCGCGGGCGAACTGGTCGGCATGGACCGATGGAGCGGCGCACCGCTGCGGGGCCTCGCGCACCTGAAGCAGAGCATCGGCGACATCCTCGGCACGCGCCGGGGCACGCGTCGCGAGCGGCCGGAGTACGGCTCGGACATCCCGGCGATGGTCGACCTGCCGATCACGCGCGGGTGGATCTCGTCGGCGCAGGCCGAAGCCGCGCGCGCGATCGGGCGATGGGAGCCGCGAATCAAGCTTGAACGTGTCGTCGCGCTTGCGGTCGTCGATGGGCGCGTGACGTTCGAGATTCGCGGCGAGGTTGACGGCAAGGCGGAAATCTTCGAGGTGACGGCATGACGATGATCGATTTGTCGCTGCTCGATCCGCCCGATCTGGTCGAGACGCTCGATTTCGAAACGGCGTATCAGATGAAGCTCGCGTACTTCAAGCGTATCTACCCGGACTGGAGCGCGGCGCTCGAATCCGATCCGGTCGTCAAGCTGATCGAGCTGGCGGCATACGACGAGATCCGATCGCGCGCACGCTTCAACGATGCTGCGCGGGCGACCATGCTCGCGTACGCGACCGGCGCGGATCTCGAACACGTCGCGGTTCTGATGGGCGTCGAGAAAGCGCTCGTCGATCCCGGCGATCCGGATGCGACGCCGCCGCGCGCGCCGGTCTACGAACGCGACGAGCGGTTCCGACTGCGCACGCAACTGGCGATCGAGACGTCGACCGACGCGGGGCCGATCGACGCCTATCGTAAGCACGCGCTCGACGTGTCGCCGGAGGTGCTCGACGTGCAAGTCGATCGTCCGGAGCCGGGCACGGTTCGCGTGACGATCATGTCGCAGTCGAACGGGGGTGTCGCGGACGAGGCGTTGCTCGGGAAGGTGCGCGTCGCGTTGTCCGCCGAAGACGTGCGGCCGTTGACCGACACGGTGCTCGTCGTGCCGGCCCGGCCGGTTGCATTCGTGATCGAGGCGGACGTCTACGTGGGGCGCGGCCCGGACCCAGCCGTCGTGCTGACCGAGCGTCGGCGCGATCTCGACGCCGCGATCGACACGGCACGCCGGCTCAAGCTCGGGATGGCGCGCTCGGCGATCGCGGGCGCGCTTCATCCGCGCGGCAGCAGCGTCGCGCGCGTCGACCTGAAAGCCCCGTTGGGCGACGTCACGTGCGACGGGCAAGAGTTCGCCGATTGCACGTCGGTCATCCTGAATCTGAAGGTGCTCGATGAGTGAGCCGCTGTTGCCGTCGAATCAGACGCCGCTTGAAGCCGCGCTCGCGCGCGTGCTGCGGCCGAGCGTCGATCCGGAGATCCTTCGCACGCTGATGGACGTCGATCGATGTCCGGCCGCGTTCCTGCCGTGGCTCGCATGGTCCGTCGCCGTCGACGGGTGGGAGCTGGCCGAGTCGGACGACGCGCGGCGTGCGCTGATCAAGGGATCGTTGGCGCTGCACCGAAAGAAGGGCACGCCGTGGGCCGTCCGCGAAATCGTTCGACGGCTCGGTTTCGGCGAAATCGAGATACAGGAAGGGCGGGTCGCGAAGCGTCGCGACGGCACGGCGCTGCGGGACGGCAACTACGTTCACGGCCGCGCGAGCGCGTGGGCCGAGTACATCGTGAAGCTGAAGCGGCCGATCACGCGCGATCAAGGGCAGGCGCTGGTGCGCGCGATCGAGCGCTACGCGCCCGCGCGCAGTCAACTGGTCAAGCTGGATTACTCGGCGGTCGCGATCCGCCACAACGGTACGGCCGTCCGCAACGGCCAATATTCACGGGGAGTGGTGGCAGCATGGCAAACCTGAAGGAACGTGCTCAATGGGAAGAGGGCGTCTATCAGCTGGAGACATCGGACCCGGTGATGGGCGGTCCGGACGGGATCGACAACGTGCAAGCGAAACAGCTTGCCAATCGAACGCGCTATCTGAAGGGGGCGATCGAGCAGCAGGACAGCGACAAGGTATCGAAGGCTGGCGACGCGATGACAGGCGCGTTGCTCGGCAAGGTCGGATCGAGTGCCGGCAGCAATGCCGGATTCGGCTTTGACGGCGATCCGGACACGGGGCTCTTCTCGCCGAAGGCGGGCGTGCTCCAAGTGACTTTGAAGGGGGTGCCGGCAGCCGAATGGTCGCTCGACGCGACCGGTCAGCGGAAGATGCGCACGTCGGTCGCGGCGTCGTTCGACAACGGCGTGCGTGCCGGGCTCGATCACGGCGACGGCGGGCAGTTCCGCGCAGTCTGCGACGGCTACGGCGCGTTCATCCGCAACGACGGATGGAGCGTGTATCTCCTGTCGACGCCGAAGGGCGTCCCGAACGGCGGGTTCAACGACTATCGGCCGTTCTCGTGGTCACTGTCGACGGGGCAGGTCATCATCGACGGAAACGGATCGGGCACGGTCTTCGGTGGCACCGTGAACATCGCCCACGATCTCGAAGTCGGGCGGAACGCAAACGAAGGGCATATCAAGCTCGGTCCGGCCGACGGGTACCTCTACGCGAACCAGCTCAGCACCGGTTGGTGGTCGTCGACGGGATCGTCGTATCAATACATGTTTGCCGACCACACGTTCCGCATCGATGGCCGGGTCGCGTGGCACGAAGGCAACCTCACGCCGCTCGACTTGAACACGGGCGGTACGCTCAAGGGCGACCTGACGTGCGAGCCGGGCACGCGCATCGTATTGGCCGAGGGCAGCGTCACCGCACCATCGCTCGCATTCGGCAACGACGGAGCGCCAGATACTGGTCTCTATCACCTCGCGGACGGCGTATTCGGCGTCACTTGCAATACGAATTCGGTGTTGCGCTTCACGCCGACGCTTGCTGTGTTCGATCAACCCGTGACGGGGCCGACGCCGCCGTCGGGTGATCGTTCGACGCGTCTCGCGACGACGCAATGGGTTGCCGATGCGATTTCAACGGCGTCCGTCGGGCAAATCGTCTTCGAGATGCGCACGAGCGCGCGGGCCGGCTATCTGAAGTGCAACGGCGCGGTGCTCAAGCGCGCGGATTATCCGGCGCTGTGGGCGTACGCGCAGGCAAGCGGCGCACTCGTCGCCGAGAAGGACTGGTCGACCGGCAATTGGGGCTGCTATTCGGACGGTGACGGCGCGGCGACGTTCCGGATTCCCGAACTGCGCGGCGAGTTCATGCGCTGTTGGGACGACGGACGCGGGTTCGATGTCGATCGCAGAATCGGGACGTCACAGGACAGCCAGAATCGCTCGCATGCGCACGCGGCCTCGACGGATGAGGCACCGGATCACGTTCACACGGCGTGGACCGACGCGCAGGGTAACCACAGTCACGGCGGGGCGACGCAGTGGAGCGGGGATCACGTCCACACTGCGCCGGGCGCGCCCGGTAGCGGGCAGGGCTATCCGGGCCTGAATTCCGTTCAGCAGAGTGCGGGCGAGTCCCGCACGAGCGTTGCCGGCGGGCACAGCCACACGATCGCGACGGACGGCGGTCACGGCCATAACGTCGGCATCGGCGGCGGCGGCCGTCATCGACACACGGTCAGCGTCACGGCTGACGGCGGTACCGAATCCAGGCCGCGCAACGTCGCCGTGATGGCGATGCTGCGCGCTTACTAACGAGGGGATCACATGCTCTGCAATCAATACGACAACGCGACGGGCCAATACGTCGTCAGCTTTCTGGCGGACATCGATCCGCTCAATTCGAAGCGCTGGCTCGTGCCGGCGTTCTGCACGGCCGAGCCGCTGCCCGAGCGCCCGCCGCTCACGTGGCCGTTCTGGAAAGACGGCAAATGGGTGCTGCTGCCCGACTATCGCGGCGTGCGTCTGTACCGCACCGACGGCGGGTCGCCGGCCGAGATCACGTGCTCAGGCGTGAAGCCGGAAGACGTTGGCCTGACCGAGACACCGCGCCCGTCCGACGAGCACGTCTGGCGCGATGGCGCGTGGCGCGTCGACGAGCAGATCGTCGCGCGCAAGCAGCGCGAGGCGGCGATGAACGACTTCACGTCGCGCATGGAGAAGGCGCGCACGAAGAATCGCGGCAAGGCCGACGCGCTCGCGGCGGGGCAGCTCGATCCGTTCGAGCGGGCGCTCTTCGAGGCGTGGGCCGCGTATCAGATGGCGCTCGTGCGTGTCGTCGAGTCGGCCGAGTTCCCGGCGTCGCACGCGTGGCCGGACGAGCCGGACGAAGCGGCGATCCGGATCGCCGTCGACGAGAAACAGCGGGCCGAAGAGGAGAAGCGGCGGGCGGAAGAACAGGCGGCAGCCAGTCAGGCCGCTGAGGAATCCGCGCCGTCCGACACGTCGCGGTAACCGCCACTCGCTCGTCATCGAAGCCGCTCAGCCGAGCGGCTTTTTTCATTTCTGGAGACCTGAATGGGTGCTACCTCGTTTTATCACGGCGTCACGACGACGATCGTCGACGTCGGCCCGCGCACGATCGCGGTGCCGTCGTCGTCGGTGGTCGGCCTTGTCGACACGTACGCGCCGGGCGCGGATCTCGTGCAACCGGACGTGCCGGTGCGGCTCACGAACGAGCACGACGCGGCGCAGGCGTTCGGCGAGCACAGCGCCGTCGCACGAGCCGCGCGCGCGATCTTCGCGCAGAGCAAAGCGGCGATCGTCGCGGTCGGCATCGAGAAGAAGGGCGACGCCGCGCAGCTCGCGTCGGACGTGATCGGCGGCGTCTCGGCGGCCGGCAAGCGGACCGGCCTGCAAGCGCTGCTCGACGGCAAATCGCTGTTCAACTTGCAACCGCGCCTGCTGATCGCGCCGGGCCACACGTCGAAGCAGGCCGTCGCGACGGCCGCCGACGCGCTCGCGAACAAGCTGCGCGCGATCGCGATCCTCGACGGGCCGAACGCGGACGACGAGGCCGCGATCACTTACGCAAAAAACTTCGGCAGCAAGCGCCTGTATCTGGTCGATCCGGGCGTGCGTTACTGGGACACGGGCGCGAACGTCGACACCGACGCGCCGGCGTCCGCGTATGCGGCCGGCATGTTCTGCCAGACGGATGCGGCGATCGGCTTCTGGGCGTCGCCGTCGAACAAGGAAATCGTCGGCATCACGGGCACGAGCCGGCCGATCGAGTTCCTCGACGGCGACGAGACGTGCCGTGCGAACCTGTTGAACAACGCGTTCGTCACGACGATCATCCGCGACGGTGGTTTTCGGCTGTGGGGCAACCGCACGCTGTCGGCCGATCCGAAATGGACGTTCGTCACGCGCGTGCGCACGCTCGACATCGTCATGGACGCGGTGCAGGCCGGCCACAAGTGGGCGGTCGATCGCGGCATCACGGCGACCTACGTGAAGGACGTCACCGAAGGGCTGCAAGCGTTCATGCGCGACCTGCGCACGCAGGGCGCGATCATCAACTTCGAGGTCTATGCGGATCCGCGCCTGAACAGCGCGAGCCAGCTCGAACAGGGCAAGGTGTACTGGAACATCCGGTTCACCGACGTACCGCCCGCCGAAAACCCGATCTTCCGTTTCGAGATCACGAATCAGTGGCTCACGGAAGTGCTCGATACCCAACAGTAAGAGGTGACGCGTGATTCCGGAAACCCTATTCAATCTCGCGATGTACATCGACGGTCGCGGCTTCGTCGGCCGCACGACCGAGGTGACGCCGCCGAAGCTGAAGATCAAGACGGACGACTTCCGCGCGGGCGGCATGGACGCGGCCGTCAAGACGGATCAAGGCATGGAAGCGCTCGAAGCGTCGTTCGCGATGTCGACGCTGGAGCGCGACGTGCTGAAGTTCTTCGGCGTCGCGGACGGCACCGCGTTCAACGCCGCGTTTCGTGGATCGTTTCGCGACATCAAGGGCGGCAGCAAGGCCGTCGCGGTTCACATGCGCGGCATGCTGACCGAGGTCGATTCCGGCTCGTGGAAGCCGGGCGAGAAGGCGGAAATCAAATACGCCGTGTCGCTGAACTACTACAAGCTGGAGATCGCCGGCTCGGTCATGCATGAGATCGACGTCTTCGGCTTCGTGCGCGTGATCGACGGCGTCGACCAACTCGCGCAGGTGCGCCGCGATCTCGGCATGTGATGCGGTGCGGGCTAAAGCTATTTTTTGATGCTCATTGAGGACTATTGGGGGAAGTTCGAATTACCTTGCAGGCCGTCAAAATTCTTTTGCGCGAGTCACCGGAGGATCACGCAGGCGTGAGCTGCGAAATGATTGGTATTCGTGTCCTCCTCAATGCCAACTTGGTATTTAGTTAAGTAGGGGCATTAGTGTTGGGTAATTTGAATTAAACCCTTCCTTATCGAAATATAAAGATGAGTTTTGACATGCCTTTGTTAGTGATGTCATTTGTCTTATCCTACACTTAACCGTTGTTGGCCGCATCATTACAACTGTCATGATGGATGGTGATATATAAACGGGGGATGCCATGAGATCGTCTGACGATATGCTCAACAATAGGGGAAGGACTCAAGAGCTTCGTGTAAAAAGTCAAGTGGGGAAATTCCTTGATACGCTTCGCCGAATAAGGAAGGAGGTTTGGCGTTTCGCGCTATACGAAATTCTGGCTGGTGTGTGCTTGCTTTTTGCTTACAACATAGGGCTAACTCTAGCTCAATTGAATTTCGGAAATACAACAGTCGAGAATTACCCTTTTATGGCTCGGGTTATTTTGGACATTTTGCGGGATTTGGGGGTTGGATTCTTCGTCGCTGCTGCTGCCGGAATCGGATTTGAGGGTTTGCATCAATCAGTAGGAGATGCTGCAAAGGAACTCGAAATTCAACAAAAGATCGATGCTCTTATAGATGTTGCAGAGAAGATGAAACACTTCGCCAATCCACTGCTGGCCGTATCCGATCACTTGGATGCAATTCTTCCAGATGTCAAATATCGAGAAATAAAAGATGGCATTAAGGGGATGATAGAGGTGATGGCGGAAATGCGGTCGCATGACAAGGAATCCTGTCCTGGATTGGAGGGGGTTGAGTATGTTGCACTCGTGGACTGGATGTTGGACGAGTATGTGCTTTCTGGTGCGAAGGATTTGGCGAACCTTCTGAGGGCGTTGAATCCGCAACAAATGGATCATTGTGGGAGTTATGAGCCACCTGATAGAAAGTCGCTCGCGCAACGTATATTCGCGGCGCAGATGAGAAGTATGAAGTGCGGAGATGAGTATCATTCTCTTACAAATTTGCGGCTCTATGAGGGAGGTGATGCGAAAATGTTTATTGATGCAACCAAGGATGCACTCCAAAAAGGCGTTTCCATAAGGCGACTTTTTAATGTGTGTGAACTTGAGGCGGATAATTCGCCGATGCTGAACTGGGTTACTGTATGTAAAATGATTCGAGATCAGGTATCTTTGTTTTCCGATGGAAAATTTCAAGCTCGAGTTTTAAGGGGGAAAGAGGCTGCCTTGGTGGATCGTGAGATTACAAATGGCTGTAATCTTCCAAATGCCGATGCAGTTAGAAATCTTTATTTCGGTATATTCGTTCATCGGCAAGGCGGGGCGGTTGTATTTCGTGCCTCGCCAACGGATATTACGAAGCTGAGCTTGGATGCGTTTCAGGGACTAAAGAAGGTGAAGCCCACTATGGATTTGTTTGAATATTTGTGGAATATATCTTGCCCTGTGGAGAATTTTGTTGAGGAAAATAAAGATTTTCTAATAAATGGTTAGAGATAGTTTCATTGCGGGTGGCGTGTCTCAGCGCCGTTTGCGCGCATGTGGATGGGGTTGCGCCCTAATTTATAGATCTATCTTTAAAAGTAAGTGGTCTATGAAATTGCCGAAAATTGCTGTCTAGATCGAGCCCGATTGAACGAGGGAAATGAATCAGACGGGGGTGTTCATTTCACGGTAAATCAGTCAAATTTTTAACCAGAGGGGCGCTTAGCGCCCCTTTTTCATTTCAAGGACAACACGATGGACACGATCACGATCAAGCTCGACTACCCGATCACGCTCGACGGTGTGCTGCGCGATTCGCTGACGATGCGCCGCCCGAAGGTGCGCGACGTGCGCGGCGCGACCAAGCGCGCGCAGGACGACGACGAGCTGCGCGAGATCACGCTGTTCGCGATGCTCGCCGACGTCGCGCCCGACGAGCTGGAGCAGATGGACATGGCCGATTACGTCGCGATGCAACGCGCATACGACTCCTTTCGAACCCCTGGCCCGATTGCACGAAAAGACCGTCAAGGCGATGGCGAAACGCCTGCTGCGTGAGTGTTCAATCAGTCCGCAAGCGGTCGACGACCTGACGCTTGAGGATCTGGTGTGGTGGTTGACGGATTGATGTAACAGGGAGCGGATATGGCACGCGAAATCGCGTTGGGGATCGTGATCGGCGGGGCGGTATCCGCGACGTTCGGCAAGGCGATCTCCGACACGCAATCGAAGATCGTCGGGCTGCGCAAGACGGCCGCCGAGAAGGGCATGTGGCAGCGCCAGATCGGCGAGACGATCAAGTTACAGGACGAGTTTCGCCGCCTGCATCGCGCGGGCGACAGCGCGGCCGAGGCGATCCGGCGCAAGCTGGATTCGAATCTGCGGACCCTGCGCGACGCCGGCATCGAGGTCGACCGGCTCGATCGCGCGTATGCGCGGCTCGGCCGCACTGCGAAGGGGGTGGAGCTGCGCGCGATGGGGCACGAGCGCCTGAGCGGCGGCCGGGAGGCGATGCGCGGCGCGGTCGGCGATTCGATGAAGCTGACCGCCGCGATCGCGGTGCCGACGATGGTGTCGGCGCAGTATCAGGCGATCATCCGCGACATCGCGATCAAGGCGGGCATTGCGCGCACGACCGAAGAGCGCGCGATGTCCGAGCGGATCCGGCGCGACGCGTCGGCGAACGGCATGAACCGCAACGAGCTGGCCGAGGCGGTCAATCAGATGGTCGCGGGCGGCATGGATCTCGATCGTGCGCTCGGCTTCGCGCCCGCCGTGGCGAAGTTCTCGATCGGCCAAGGCGCGACGAGCGTCGAGACGGCGAAAATGATTCAGGCGCTGGAACAGAACGCGGACATCAAGGATCCGGCCGCGATGCTGAAGGCGCTGGAAGCGATCGCGTATCTCGGCAAGGAAGGCTCGTTCGAATCGGTCGACATGGCCCGCTGGTTCCCGGTGCTGCTCGCCGAAATGAAGAAGATCGGCATCACGGGGCAGGACTCGGTCACGCAGCTGGGCGCGATGCTTCAGGTGCAGATGAAGACGGCAGGCAACCCCGACGAAGCCGCGAACAACCTGAAGAACTGGTTCTCGAAGATCGGCTCGGGCGAGACGGAGCGCAACTACAAGAAAGCCGGCGTCGATTACGAAGCGAAGATGAAGGAGGCGATCGGCAAGGGCTGGTCGACGCTTGAAGCGTCGTTCGTGCTCGCGCGCGCGTACATCGAGCGGGTCGATCCGGCGAAGGCGAAGCAGTTGGCCGAGGCGGCGAAGTCGATCAACGCCGAGCTGGATCCGGCCAAGCGCCAAAAGCAGATCCGCGCGTTCGAAGAGACGATGAAGACGGGCGACCTGTTCAACGACATGCAGGTCAAGGCGGCGCTCACCGCGTACTTGCAGAACGCCGACCTCTACACGAATCTGAAACGCAACGCCGCATCGGCGAGCGGCGAGATCGAAAAGGATCTCAACGACCGCCGCGCCGCGTCCAAACAGATCTGGAAAGAGGTCGTCGATCAGTGGGACGACGCGATGCGCAGCATCGGCGACGCATTGCGGCCGGTGACGGATCTGGCGGGCGAGCAGGCGAAGAAAGCCGGTGCGAAGGTACGCGACATCGTCGATGCGTCCCCCCGCGCGGCGGCGGCTGTCATCGGCGTCGCGGGCGCGGCGATCGCCTATCGCGGTGCGCGTGCCGCTTGGTCGATCGGTCGTGGCGTGCTCGACGTCGCGCGCGGCGGGCGGATGGCGCGCGATGGCGGCGGGAAGGGCGGCAAGGGGGCGAAGCAGGGGCGCGGCGGTCAGGCGCTCGATGCGCTCGGCGGGGCGGCCAGTGGCGTGCAGCGCGTCTTCGTCGTCAACATGCCGGGCGGCGGCATCGGCAGCGGCTCTGTCGGCGATCTGATCGAGGGTGCGGCGGGCGCGGCGAGCGGCAAGGCAGGCCGGGGCGGACGCTTCCGGCGGCTCGGCCGTGCGCTGGGCGGACTCGCCGGCCGCGCGCTGCCGTACGCGGGGAAGATTGCGCTCGCCGGGACGGTGCTGAAGATCGGGCTCGCGGCGAAGGATGCGTACGCGGTCGCGGCCGGCGACGATCCACGGGCGCGGAAGGCCGAGAACTTCGCGGGCATCGGCGGCAGTCTCGCGGGCGGTGTCGTCGGTGCGAAGCTCGGCGCGTCGATCGGCGCGTTCGGCGGGCCGATTGGCGCTGCGATCGGCGGCGTCGCGGGCGGGGCGATCGGCACCTTCGCCGGCCAGAAGCTGCTCGGGGCGCTCACGCGATGGGCGTTCCAGCATCGCGGCGACACGCCCGAAGCCGCGCGCGCGGTCGCGAACGCGAAAGCGCTTGTCGAGCCCGGCGTCGCCGAGCGGCGCGCGTTCAAGGTCGAGCAGCAAAACAGCTTTGCGCCGGTCTTCAACATCAAATTGGAGGGCGGCAGCGATCAGGCGATGGCTGACCGACTGCTCGCGCGGATCAATCCGCAGATTCAGCGAGCGATGACCCAATCAATGAACAACAACAACCGGTCGGCGCTGTTCGACGCGCCGCACCTGTAGGAGAGGCGATGGACTTCGTGAAGAGCATCACGCAGGCGGCGACGCAGGCCAGCATCGCGGCCGAGCGCGCGCAGCACGTGAGCCGCGTCTACGAGCGCAATCGCGCGGCGAGCCGGAACACGGTCGACACGTTGACGAAGCTCGCGACGGGCAACCTGACGTCGGCCGCCGAGCTGCTGAACGGCGCGAGCAGTGCGCTGTCGGTCGCAACCGATCTGAGCCCGAAGGTGGGCGAGGTGACGCGCGGGTTTCGCGCGACGGCCGGCGCGGTCGGCAGCGTGCTGCGGATCGCGAACGCCTCGAACCATCCGCAGATTCACGCGGCGGCGCAAACCGTGACGACTGCGCTGAAGGGCGCTGAAACGCAGTTTGCCGCCGTCGTCGGCTCCGATAACGCGAAGGCCGTGAAATCCGTGTTGCAGGCGACTGGGTTCGGCGCGGCGTTCGATGCGTTGGGCGGCGACGCTTCGTCGGCTACCCCTCATCTGCTGACGCTGACGACCGAGGAAGGGCGGCGTTTCAACTTCGGGCTATCGACGGCCGCGTTCGACAAGCTGCGGCGCACGACGCGCTACAAGGTCGCGTCGCAAGAGCGCCTGAACCGGCCGGAAGCGTTGCAGGCGGTGAGTCAGGGCGGCGAAACGATCGTGCTGTCCGGCGTCGTGTTCCCGGCGCTCGGGGCGGGCGCGCGCCAGTTGGAGACACTGCGCGCGATCGGCGGGCGGATGAAGCCGGTGCAGCTCACGGCCGGCACGGGCGACGTGCTCGGGCGCTGGTATCTGCAAAGCGTCGAGGAAGAACAGGAGGCGCTCATGTCGGACGGAGCGCCGCGCAAGCAAACCTTCAGTCTGGAGTTTGGCCGCTATGGCGAGGACTTTAAGAACATCTGACGGCGACGTGCTCGACACGCTCTGCCATGCCGCCTACGGCACGCTGAGCGGCACCGTCGAAGCCGTCTACGAGGCGAATCCGGGCCTCGCGCGCGAACCGCAGCCTTTCCGCTCGGGCGTGCTGATCACGCTGCCGGATCTCGACGCGCCGCGCGACGAGCCGATTCAGCTCTGGTCGTGAGGGCGAGCGATGCAGGCGATATTCCAGATCATCGCGAACGGCGCGGACATCACGCGCACGATTCAGGATCGCGTGCTGCGGATCAGGACGACGGACAAGCCCGGCCTCGAGGCGGACGAGTGCGAGATCGAGCTCGACGACCGCGACGGCGTGATCCGCTTCCCGCCGAAGGGCGCGACGCTGAAGATCTCGCTCGGTTGGGAAGGGCAAGGGCTGTCGTTGCTCGGCGAGTACGCGATCGACGAGATCGTGTTGCGCGGGCCGCCTGCGACGGTGGCGATCCGGGGGCGGCCGGCGAATCTGCGGGCGACGTCGAAGACGCACCGCTACGGCAGTTGGTCGAATGCGAAGCTCGCCGACGTCGTCGGCGACATCGCGCGCCGCAACAAGTGGGCGGCTGCGTGCTCGATCGACGTGGTCGTGCCGCGTGCGGATCAGTTCGGCGAAAGCGATCTGCACTTCGTCACGCGGATCGCGCGGCAGTATGGGGCGACGGCGACCGTGAAGGCCGGCAAGCTGATCGTCACGCCGATCGGCGGCGGCAAGAGCGTGAGCGGCAAGGTGCTGCCGGCGCTCGTGCTCGCGCCGGAGCAACTGATCGACTATGAGATTGCGTTTCCGGATCGCGCGAGCTTCGCAGCCGTGCGCGCGAAGGTGCATGACGCGAAGTCGGGCAAGAAGATCGATCTCGTGATCCCGAATCCGGATGCGCCGCCGGGCGCTGCAGCGATCCATACCGAGCGGCACGCATTTGCCAGTCCGCAGGCGGCGAAGGCCGCGGCGTCCGCGCGACTGGCGAAGCTGAACCGGCACACGGCCACGAGCCGCTTGCGGATGCTCGGCCGCGCCGATGTGTCAGCAGAGAAAACCGTGACGCTGAAGGGCTTCAAGCGCGATGCGGACGGCGATTTCCTCGTCGAGTCGGTGACGCACGAATACGCCGGCCGCAGTTGGGAGACGGAGGTCGTGCTCAACGCAGGCAACAAGGGCAAGGCAAAAGCCGGACACGGCAAGAAGCAGGCGAAGAAGATCAATCTCGTCATTCCCGCACCGCAGCCGTAACGCGGACGCCGGGCATGCAGCAGAGCCGCTCACGGGCAACCGGAGCGGCTCTTTCTATTTGTGGAGTCAATCACTGTGAAAAGCGAAATTGCGGCGAGCGCTGCGAAGAGCGCCCCGCCGGTTGCGTCGTCGCTGTGGCTGTGGGCGTCGGGACACGATGCGAACTGGTGGGCGTCGCTGCTCGTGTCGATTCTGACGGGCGGCTACATCTGCCTTCAGTGCTACTACCTGATCAAGAACAAGGGGCGTCGAGGTGGCAAGCATGGTTAGGGTGCCGAAGAAGACGCTCGCCGGTGTCGTCGGTGCGATCGCGGCCGGCGTGCTGGCCGTGGTCGTGCCGAAGTTCGAGGGCGTCAAGCTGGTGGGCTACCTCGATCC